ATCCTCTAGTTCAACGATCCGTGGATCGATATAATCCAGTTCAGAACCACCCTCCTCAGTAGGAATGGCTGAACGCTGGGACCAGCCGGGCTCACCATATGTCAGTTCGGTTGCGAGCCAATCGGCGTCTATCTCCTCATCCGGCCCCCAAGTAACTGATGTCACCCGGGGGAGATTGGGATAATCCAGCTCAAGTTCACCAACAACCTCTTCTCCCAGGCGTCGAAGTCTGTCCTGACCGCCCCAAAACGCCTTCTCCTGTTCAGGGGTGGCGAAATCTCCAAATTCCCTTGCTATTTCTCCGGTATCGAGAGCCTGCTGCAACCACCGGGTCAAGAACTCGCGCTTGCTCTCGTTATGGGGAAACCTCATAACAGTTCTTGGGCCTACACTCGATGACGTGCCCGTCTGCACCAGTCCCTTAAGTACCTCTGGTATCCTCCTGACCACAGCTCCCGCTTGGGGAAGATATTTCGCCCCGCCAAACAGGGCTGGCATTATTCCGGCAATCGCCATTAACGACCCTGGGCTGAGCGGCATCTCACTGCGGACAGGCGTATCCGTGTGCATGCGCCGTCGCACATCACGTCGTTCTGCCTCAGAGAGATCCTCGAATCCTTGCCCGGTTAGAAACTCACCCGTGACTAAGGACTCTGTAAAGTCTTTCGCCCAATCTGGTGCGCTTAACTGAACTTGTGTTGGCATTACTGCGGTCCTTGGCGTTGTTGCGCGAAGGCTTCCATGATCTGGGCCGGAGCCTGTGGGGCGACCTGTTCCGCCGCCCGGATTTGCTCCATCGCCTGATCGACCGTCTCCGCAGCCGCCTTCGCCGCCGCTTGCTGGGTGGCTTGGGCTACGGCGCTGGCTGTTTGCGACTGCTGTGCGCCCTGTTGCCGACGTTCGGACGCCTCAAGCAGGATCTGGCGACACCGGTTCCAGAATTCGACAAACCCCTCTTGTAATTCCGCCGAGGCGCTTAACCACTCGGTTGTCGCCATCTGTGACTCTAATTCGTCCATGATGACGCGCAGATTCCAAAACGGCATGGGCAAATGCTCGGGAATAGACTCTCCATGCCATAACCGCTCTACGAGGGCCATCCCCAGCTTGCGATAGGTCGTTTCTTGACTCTCTCGCCCGAGATCGCCCATCTCCAGGTCGGCGGCAATCTTCTCCTTGTCGATTTTGCCCGTGCGTTCATCCAGATACAGCACATTCAGCGGTGATTGGAGGTGTTCCTGGATACGAGCTTCGCGCAAGGCACGGAACTCAGGAATCAAGCTGCCGCGCTCGACCGTAATGGAATAATCGGTTCCTGCCTGGAGAATCTCAGACGTCTGGAAGACAAATACCTCGTCGCGCATGGACCGGTCGGTATAGTGCATGGTGCGGAACGGCGGATAGTACTGCTTCACCCGATTAATCCGCATATCCTTGACCGCTGCCATCTGTTTCCCAATATGTAGGTAGAGATTGCCCCATTGACTATCGATCATCTCCTGCAACATGGGCACGGCCATCGGACCACGTAATTGTCCAGGGAATTTCTGTTCCTGGAACAGATCCACGCCCCCCGCAATCTCACGCATAAGATTCACGACGAGATCGATGGACGGCATGTACCAGGCCGGGAGTTGCGGCGGGTCACGCCGCTGAATCATCTTCACGCCCTGCTCATTCAGGCCGTTCTCGATAGGCGCAGGATAGTCTGGTGGGATATCTTCCCGTTTCAACCCCTGCCCCAGGAGTTCATTCGAGTAGAGGGACGCATTGGACTGCTCCCCGAGCTGGGACAGCCGTTTATTGAGGAATCGTTGCGGCGGAATCAGGTCGGAGACGTAATCACTGCTCCAGAAGCTGACAGTCGTGGGTGCCCAGTGAAAATCCACCAACGGAATGGACTCATAGGGGTTATCTTCTTCGACCAGCACCTCTTCATCAGGCACAAAGACGCAATAGCGCCCACGCGGGTGCTCTTCGGAGATAGGACTGTAGCGTTCAACCACCACGGCGAGGTCGGGGTCGTTCTTGTCACGACTCCCCTGCACCCGTGGGATGAGATCCTGTAAATGTACGGACCCCGTTGGGGCTCCGAGGGAATTCAGGTCGGTTGAGAGGATACGCACGTCCCGCGTATCCTTGAGGTTCTGCACCGTCTTCTCGCTCAGGTCATAATTCTCCTTGAGCCAGCCGACCGTGCGGATTTTGGCAATATAGACAGCCTGATCAGGCGCGAGGTCCGCAACAGACCGCACCGAGGCATCGATGAAGACCTGTAAGGGGCTAAGCACTTCACTCCCCACGTCCCCGGCCAGGACCATGTCCTCGATGACAACGAATTGCTCCTTGGGTGCGCCCTGGATCACGCGCTCTTGGCGCTCAGATTCTGAAAGCTCCTCCCCGGAGACCTGATCGGCCCACTGGAGTTCATTGGTCTCGTCATTGAACCGAGGCAACGGTTCCATCGTGGCGTCTTTGACCCAGGGGACGTATTCAAACGCGACTCCCCCAATCGCCATCCACCAGAGCAGCTCCCAGGTTCGAGACGGCTGGTCGAGCTTTTCATCGAGGGCTCTGATGAGCTTATTAACGACCTCACTCTTCGCAATGGACTGAGGGTCTTGTTTATCGGCGCGGGCCTTGAAGACCGGGGCAATACTGGTCAGCCGCCCGAGCATCTTATGGAGCATCTGGCCCAGGAGATTGAAGACCAGGTGCAGCTTATTGGGGTCGCGCTTGCGCGTGAACAACGACCGCTTCTCGGACCCCACCCAATGCTCGCCGGAGACAAACGCGAGGTTCGTCAGAATCCGGAGTTCGACGGACCCCACCTCTCGTGACTTCTGGGCACGTAGCCGGTTGTAGTCTTTCGTGTACTCGACGAGGAGTTCCTCTTTTGACGGCATTCGCTACCCCAGTCCTGGGAGTGGTCGTCGCTGCGGACCCATCATCGGCATCCTGGGTGGACCAGGTGCGGCAGACGCCATCTGAGGGGCACCCCCTCCTGGTATGGGACGTCGCTGTGGTGACCCAGCCCCACCAGCCTGTCGAAGTAGCTCAATGATCCCCTGGATACCTTGTGGACCACCTGGAGGTCCGAGTTGTGGTGTTGGTCGCGGTGGTCCGATTCGCTGATTCATGGCGACCTGCGGCGTTCCGTTTGGCGTCTGCCCTGGCATGGGACGGCGAGGTACGGCTCCTGGCGGTGGACCTGCCTGTGGCGGTTGCCCTATCTGCTTGGCGAGATTATTTAAGACCGGGCCGTCCTTGGCAGTCGGCTTCGGCTTTGGGATATTATTCGCGTTCAGCGCACGCATTTGATCTCTATCTGCGTAATCTGGTTTCATCAATTTGCTCCCAAGTGGGCATCCATGTCTGGCTGTTGCCACTGTGCCAGTGAGGCCGCTGTCTCTTCATCCTGGAGGGTTGCTTCCAGCTCGGCTATGCGCCGTTCCAACGCGGCCATCTGCGCCCGATTCTCAGCGACGGCCTGTTGCCAGGGACGCTGACTCGGCGCTAACCAGTCACGTAACCAATCACGACAATACGCAATCATTCGGCCCCCAGATGGGCATCACCTGGCGTCCGCCGCTTTTTTCGGAGCGGCGACCCCAGAGGCTGGATATTGTAGAGCGGCGAGATGGACGGCGGCGGCCCTTCGACGCGCCCACGCGGATGCCGCGAGAGAATATGCTCGACACAGTCCAGCACATGGTCATGAATCTTGAGTCGCTCGTAGCGTCCGGCGCTACTGGTTTTGTCCGGCCACTGGGCGTATTCGAGTTCGTACGGCAGAATCCTGAGCCACGGAGCCAGGAAAATCTCGTTATGCTGGAAATACTGCCGAGCCGCCTCGGTGCGGACCTCACGTCCACGATGATTGGCGAGCAGGTGGAGCCCATGATGGGCGCATTCCGCCTTGAACTGGGAGTTGGCATCCACCCAGGCCACCGGGCGCGTCTTCCAGCGTTGTGCCATCGCGACCACTTCCTGCACCCACCGGACAATCGAACTGTCGGGTTCCAATTCCGGGGTATTCGCCACATACCGGTAATTGGTCACTTCATCCAGCACGACCGCCTGGCCCTCGGGCGACACAGCCACAGCCACCGCCGCGCAATAGGTGCCCGTATCCGCCCCGAGCACCACGACCCACTCGCTGCCGAGGGTGAGATCAGCGCGGGTGGTGGGCGTGCGCGTGCAGAGCTGCGGCTGCGTCTCGGGTGAGAGTTGGCGGTCTCCCCTTTGGTAGTTATACACGCGCCCGACGAAATCGCCAAGTTTTCCGTAGTAGGCCACCGAAAATTTCTCACGAGTCAGCAGGCTTTCATCCCGCTTCATCGCCGCCGCATCGAAGCTGTAGGGATTGACCGTCGCCGGTATCCCGCACTTGCAGACCCAGTCGGTGAAGTCGGGGTGGCCGTGCCCATGCTCATGGAAGACGCTGACCCAGGGACGGTCAGGGGTCGTCGGGAACACGGCGTAGCCTTGCCGCACCCGCAGGTTCTGGGCGACCGAGGTGAAGCATTCGATGCCGGGGAGTTGATACGCCTCGCAGTAGATATAGGCATCGACTTCCTTGCCTTTCAGGGATTCGGAGCGTTCCCAGCTCCGGGCCTCGAACCGCGCCCCATTATCGAGTTCCAGCCAGAGCCGCCCGTCCTTCGGACGATTCTGGAGGACCGCTGGCTTCTGATTCAGCCCCCGCTCGGAGCAGAGGGCTTCGAGCAGGTAGTCAAACTCGGGGGCGCACATATCGTATTCGTTGCCCACCAGATAGACCCGCGCATGGGGCACGGCCCCAAACGCCGCCGCCCAGAGTCCTGCGCCTGCGGACTTCCCGGATTTATAGGCCCCGAGTTCCGCGACGACCTTGGCCCGCCCACTGGCTCGAGGGGCCTGCCCATACCAGGCGCAATCGCCATCAGGCTCCCGCGCATAGATGGCATTGGGCGTCCCTGCCTCGACGGGAGTCTCGCTCAGTTCATAGCCATCGGTCGTGGCCCACCACGCCGCTTGATGCACGAACGGGACGAAGTCCATTTTCTCGCAGAGAAAGCGGCGGAACTCCGTCATCAACTGATCCCGTAGGGCGACGGGAATGGCAGTGACAGGCATTTAATGGGTCTTCGAGGACGCGCTGAAGAGGGGTTCCGACCGTTGTGGACTCTCCTGCAACTGCCCCATCTCATCAATCCCACAGCCGACCTGGGCGAGGAGTGCGTTCGCCATGAGGAGGTGCAGTTGTCGCCAGAGCGCCTCCGGGGTATTCGAGTGGATACACCCCGAGATAAACGACACGGCGGCATTGGCCGCCGCATTCGGGGGCAGGTCGAGCCGTTCGGCTTCATGCGCCACATGCTCCACGAAGATTAGCGTGCTCTTGAGTTCGTCCACATCCACGCCCAGCTGGATGCTCGCCGCCTCGAATTCCTCGTCTGTGGTCGCTGCGGATAAGGTGAATTTCTCAACTGCTTTCTCGTCGTCTGCCATGTTCGTCTCCTCCGTGAAGGTTCGCGTGAAGGTTCCACGTGGAACACTTATTGCACCGTCGTCTTCTGCGTGTCGTAGCGTGCGAGGAGGTCGTGGTAGAACTGCGCCAACGGACTCTCACGTCCCGCCATCCCGGCGACCTTAGCCTCGATAGCCGTGCGGCAGGTATCCGCTTTGGTTCGCGCCGGGCCTTCGGCCTCGGCGTAATTGGTGGTCCAGAGAATATACGCCAGCTCGCTATAGTGCTTCTTGAGCGCCAGATCCCAGCGGGCCTCATCGGAGAGCCGGTGCCAGGGCTCACCCCCCGCCAGTGCCTGAATCGCCGCCTGGACTTCGGGTTGCTGCGGCCACAGCTCTTCGCAGGCGATCAGCATCTCCGGTGCCGTCGGGGTCGTCCAGAAGTACGGGACGATGTCGGCGAGTGGCGCTCCGGCGAGCACCATCAAGGCGAACTCCCGCGCTTCCTGCGCGGTCAATCGTCGGATTTCGTTGCTGGGCATAGGCTCCTCGTCGCGGCGGAATCGCCAGAATCATGCTGCTATCGCAGGCCTCCAGGAAGCGGAGAAACCACCGCAGGGTGCCATTCCCTCCGCGCCCCCGTCGCCGATAGAGATACTGTGACACATTTCCGACCGAGACTCCCATGCGCTCGGCCACTTCCCGGACCGTCAAGCCGGCGCGGACCCGGAGG